TCAGCCGCCGCCCTGCTTCCGGTGATACCGGAACAGAAAAACCACCATCTGCTCCCGGGTACAGGGGCTGGAGAGCATCAGATCGCCGTCCTGACTGCCGTTCAGGATGCCGTTGGCCCGTGCCCAGTCCACGGCTTCCTTGCTGATTTTCGGTGTGTTGTCCATTTTCGTCTCCTTCCCGATCGGTGTGTTGAACAGCTCCTGCTCCGCCTTGCGCCGCCGCGTAAGACCCGCCAGCGGCTTGCCGTTGGACTTGTTGTACAGCGCCATGGCGGTGCAGATCTGGGGCAGCGTGCGGCCCTTGCAGAGCGTTTTGAGACAGCCCACGCCGCAGTTGAACGTGAACGAGATGAGGGCGTCCCGCTGGTTGGCATTGAGCTGCGCCGTCAGCGGACAGTATGCGGGGTTGTCCACCGCGTCGGCGAACCGCTGGCAGTCCGCCGCCAGCATGGCGTCCGCCTGCGCCTGGGTGATGGTCTGCCCCTCCCGGACGTCGGGGCCGTAGTGGCCCCAGCCGATGGTCCAATAGGTCTCCGTGGGCACCGGCTTGTAGGCGGTCAGCCGGCATCCCTCAAACTGCTTGATGAGTGCCAGACCGGCCGTACCAATGGGCTTACTCATTCCCGTCGCTCCGCTCCTTTTCCACCGCTGCGGCGTCCACTCTGGCCTCGGCGCCGATGTACGCCACGGCGCTGCCCAGGGCAGTGACGATGCCGCCGATGGTGGTGACCATGTTGGTAATCTCGCTGCCCTCCACGCCGAAGGCTAGGGCAAGTCCGCTGACCACGCCCACCAACGCCAGCAGGAACTTTCGGCTGGTCAGCTTGCGGATGATATCGTTCATTCCTCGTCTTCCCTTTCTCCGGCGTTTCCGCCGGTCACGACCTTGCTGATCTTGATGCCCGCCAGCAGCAGCGCCTCCACGCCGCCTGCCCCCAGGGTGTACTGGATGAGGGTGTCCGGCACGGTCTGAAACCGCCAGAAGGTCACGATCATGCAGGCGATGAACGCCAGCAGAAACGCCCCCAGGATCACCAGCACTTTATTGGATGTATTCTTCATTTCCCGTCCTCCAGGTCCTGGATGCGGTGGTTGATGACCTTGATCTGCTCCTCCACCACCGGCACACGGCGGGCGAAGTTGTTGTGCTCCCGGACCTCCCGGGTCAGTTCCTCCAGCTTCGTGTCCGTGACGGCCTGAGCCTTGCCGTTGCTGATGAGCACGCCCAGCAGCGTGATACCGCCGGTGATGAGCGCCACGATGATCTCACTCATTCTTGAATTCCTTTCTTGCTGTTTTTCTCTCCGGCGCCTGCCGCCGCAAAGCGGATCAGGTGCAGAAGCCAAGGGCAATGCCGCACGCATTGTGTGGGACATGGTAGTCGGACACTCCTTCGGGAGTCACAAAATGGAAAGCGTTGCGGGCAATCGCAGAGCGCAACCACCACCCGAGGCTTGTACCGTCGGCTTTCGTTTTGGCTCGCTTTGCATTTGTATCCTCGAACAGGGTATGGTAAGCAGAAGAACTGCCAGTCACTTCTTCCTTGCTCGGAATCCACACGTCGTCTGTCGTGGTCTGTGTTACTACTGTTTTGCCGTCGGATTGAAAGGATGGCTGCGTCTTTGTGACATCCTTTATCGCATTTTGCACCGTCTCGGGGATCAGCGGCTTCACAGTGGATTTCAGATACGAGCGCATCGCGCAGATCTCCCATCCGCCGATCGTACCAGTACCTTCCTGGTAATTGCCGCTTGAGCCACTTGATGAGGGGTTCATCATATGGCTGGTTGCCAGAAGCTCTCTGCTGATCCAGGTAACAGGTGCCTTTCCGCTGCCGTCCGCCAGGTCATCCGTATCGAATGCCGCGATCTGCATATTGACGATTCCTTCCGTTCCGAGGTCAATCGGCTTGTAGTTGCCGACGTTGTATCTGGTGCTGTAAGTTCCGTCGCTGATCGCCGCGATGATCTCCTCCCAGGAATCCGTGATCTCCACAGCCTCTGCCGGACTCCGGAAGGTAGCCGTATAGGTCGTATTGCCGGTGACCGGCCCAACTTCGGGAGACCAGCCTTTGAACTCCCACCCGTTGGTCTCGTCCACAGGCGTGCTGCCGTTGTAGATCGGCGTTGTGCCGTATGGCACGTTGGTGTCCGTCTCCAGGGTGGTGCTGCCGTTCTTCCAGGTCACCGTGTAGGTGCGCACCGTGGCCGTGAAGGCCGCGTACACGTTCCGGTCTGCCGTCACATTCTTCAGAGCGTTGCTGTCCGCGCTGCCGCCGTTTGTCTTGCTCCACCCTGCGAAGGTATAGCTGTACTGGGCCGTGCCGGCCTTCGTCGGCGTGCTTCCGGTATAGGCGCCGTCACCGCCATCTGCCACAGAAACAGTCGCCAGCAGCCTGTCTCCGTTGTAGAAAGACAGGTTGCTGGTGATGTGCTGGTACACGACGTTGATGCTGGGATAGCGTCTCTGCATTTCCGCCAGCTGTGCTCCGGTGATGCTGTCCACACGAACCGTTCCGCTCATCTGTGCGGTGTCCACGTTGTTGCCCTGCTCGTCCAGGCCACGCATGGTGTCCAGCCGGTCGTAGAGGGTCAGGATGTCCGCCGCCGTATCGAAGCTCCAGTCAAATCCGATGAGACGCACGCGGCTGTTTTCCGGGATCGCCGCCAGAATGTCCGCCGCAGGAACCGCGCCGCTGACGTTCTCCAGCCGCAGGGTGGTGATGTTGGCGTACCCCGGCAGAACGAAGTCCGTGATGCCTGTCTGGTTGCGGATGGTCAGGTTGGTGATGGTCTCCGGCAGGTGCAGCGTCTTGATGATGCCGCCGTTGGGCAGCGTGCAGCCGGTGATGGCCGTGCCGTCGAAGTAGACGTTCTCCAGGCCCGTGCAGCCGGACAGGTCCACCGCCTGGGTCAGGTTGGGACAGTTCCGCACGTCCAGGGTCTTCATCAGCACGTTGTTGCCCAGATACAGCTCCGTCAGATTGGGGTTGGAGTAGGTGTCGGCGCTGTCTCCCAGCTTCAGGCTTTGCAGCTTGGCGGCCATGCTGAACTCCGCGTAGCCCACCTTCAGGCCGGACAGATCGCCGATGTCCTTGATCTGGCTGGCGGAGTAGACGTAGATCTCCGTGTCGTTGACGTTGTCCAGGGGACACGCCAGCGTATAGCTGCCGCCCCGCAGAGCCCGGGCCTGGACCAGATAGCTGCCGTACTTCACGCTGGCATAGATGTCGGCGTAGGGCGTCACGGTGATGTCGCTCTTTGCGTAGCCCCGGAGGGTGATGACGTCGGACAGGGCGTCTCCGGCGTTGTACTTGCTGTCCATGTACCGGAATCGGTTATACAGCCACCACTTCCGCTGCTCCGCCTTGCTGCCCTGGAGCATGGTGAGATAGGCGCCGGAGCCGTCGGTGAACAGGGGCTCCAGGTACTTGAAGTAGCTGTCCTCGTTGAAGACGGCCTCGGGCCATTTGGACTGATGGGCCTCGAACCGGGCCTCCGTGTCATCATAGCTCAGCTTCCCCTGGCTCCGGAGGGTCTGGTACATGGCCATGATCTCGTCGTGGAAGGCGTCCCGCAGATTCGTCCACAGCACGCTGTTCTGGCCGTTGAACACGTCCGCCGTGCCTACCTTGTCGATGTCCTCCAGCTCATAACCAAAGGCCAGCTGGCCCTCGTTGTTGATGCCCATGGCGGTATCCATATCGTAGGGCAGCCAGCACCACTTGTCCCCGCCCAGCATGGACGGGAAGGCGTTCTTGGCCCGGGAATCCACCATCAGAAACAACTCCGTGAACAGGTAGTAGAACAGGGCGCTGTCCACTTCCATGTGGTCCGCCAGCTCCGTCCGGAACTTGGCCAGACGCTCCGCCTTTTCCTCATCGGTGGTCACGGCGCTCCGGTCGGTGGTCTTCAGCCAGGACGCCAGCGCCGCCAGATGGGCGGCGTCTGTGTTCTCCTCCGGATACCGGGCCTCGAAGTCGTTCTGCCAGTCGGCGCCGGAGAAGTCATCGGACTTCCACAGCACCCGGTCGCTGGTGTTGTTCAGGATTTCCCAGCTCTCGTCGCCGTCGGCGAAGCCGAAGACCTCCGGCGTGCCTTTGTCGTTGTTGAAGTTGTACTTGCCCATGAACTTCGTCCCGTTCCCGTCGTCCTGGAACATCACGATGGGGAAGCCGTCGATGCCCTGACGCACCGTGCCGTTCTCTTTCTGAGGAGGGGTCTGATAGGGACAGGCGTCGTTGTACAGCCGCACCAGCTCCACGTTGTTGGCGCCCTCGCTGGACGCCACGTCCGCCTTGAAGGTGAATGTGTCCGTGGTCACGCTGTCGCTCCGCAGCTGGTATGTGGGGCTGGTCGTCCCATTCTTCGTGAAGCCGCCCTTGAACTTGATCTTGTAGTTCTTCCGGGCGTAATACTGGGAGGACGTGCCCTGGACGTCGATCTGGGCGCCGGTGAAGGTGAAGCTGTTCCCGGAATCGGACGGGTTCACATATTTGCCGGAGACGGTCTTCTTGTCGCCCTTGTACCGGGGCAGCTCCGCCGCCTCCAGGATCAGGTACGGCAAATCAGAGGGCAGCCGGTCAATGACGATCTGGCCGTAGTCGTCGAAGACCCTGTTCCGGTCATACCGCTGCTTCTTTGTCAGGCTCGCCTGGGTGTCGGCGATCCAGTTGTCCAGCACCTGGAAGCGGGTCAGGTCGTTGTCGTAGACCCGGATGCAGTAGACGTCCGTGGTGCAAGCGTTGGAGCCGATGGAGATGCCCACCGGGCTGCTCTGGGAGAAGTCATCGTCGGACGGGTACTGGACCGCGCCGGAGAGAATGCCGTTGATGTAGACCATCAGCAACCGGTACTCGCTGCGCTTCTGCACCACGAAGGCCAGTCGGACGTGCTCGTCCTCTTTGTACTGTGTGGAAATCTCGCTCTGCTCGGACTTCAGCAGGGCCTTCTGTGCCGTGATCTTCAGGCCCCGGTCACCAGACCAGCAGGAGATCACCACGGCGTCGTAGTCCAGCACATCCCGGGTGGAGAACTCCACCTCGATGGTCTTGCCGGTGGTCCGGAAGTCCTGGGCAAAGATGTTCAGCGGGATGGTCACCCGGGCATCACCGGCCACCCGCAGGGCCGTGATGCCATCCGCGTCTGCCTTCCAGCCGTCGGATGTAAAGTTGAAGCCGGTCATGGTCGCGGACACGCTGCCGCTCTGCCACAGGCCGGGGTTCTCCTCGTTGTTGCTGCGACCGTAGCTGGAGAGGTGCAGCGCCAGACTGTCCGTCTCTGCTGTCACATCAATGGTGCTCTCCGTGACGGTCAGATTGATGAGCTTGATGGCGTTTCCGCAGGTAATGGATAGTGTCAGGTCCCCGGCCTCGTCCGCCCGGTAGGTCCACAGCTGCTCCATCCGGTCCACCGTCAGGGACGCGACGGTCTCCGCGCCGGCCTTCAGCGTCACCGGTGCCGTCAGGCCGGCGGGGTCGTAGACGATGTAGGGGACGGCGATGCTGTCGAACTGCTCCGCCGCGGCCTGCCGGAAGCTAGTTGCGATGATGGGGGTGGTGTTCCCGTCCTCCACGCAGATGAGATCGTAGTACAGGTGGTTGGACTCCACCGTCTCCCCGTCCACCTCCGCCGTGAACCACACCTCGAAGGGATGGTCCCCGTGGGACTGGGCTGGGATGGTCATGGTCTGCTGCCGCCCGGAGGCCGTCACCGTGGCGGTGTCCAGCTCCGCGCCGTCCAGCAGGAAATGGACGGTCTTCTCCGCCGCGCCGGTGGGGACGTAGGGGTACGTGATCTCCCCGGAACAGGCCACAGAATCGTCGAAGCTGCTCTCCAGCGTCAGGGAAACCGTGGTAATGTTGAAATTCAGACTGCGGGCGTTGCCGTACACGTCCGTGACCCTGATCTTCACGGAGGCGCTGCCCACGGGGAGCCACGGGCCCACGTCGATGGTCAGGTCTCCCTGGGCGACCTGGGCGGTGTGCTTCAGCGAACCGGCCACCGTGACCTGCAAGACGCCGCTGCCGGTGGCCAGGTCGTTCTCCAGGCTGGACCAGTTGATGGACAGAGGGCACGCCGCGCCGCAGGCGATGGACCTGTAGATCCAGCCGGTGGTGTTGGTGAGGGTCAGGATGGCGTTGTTGCTCTCCCCGCCGCCGCTGCCTCCGCCGCCGGACGTAATGACCTTGATGCCGTCGCCGATGCGCACCCCGCCGGAGGTCAGATACAGCAGGCCCTCCGTCTCGTCGAACTCCAGATTGTCGCCCTTGGCGTCGATGCGGGCGTTGAGCTGGTCCGCGTCCACGCTGTCCGCGTTCTGTTTGCTCCGGTCGGCGCTGGCGGACGCCGCCTCCGCGCTCCCCGCCGCCGCGGCCGCGCTCTCCTCCGCCTGGGCTGTCGTGGCCCGGACCCGCTCCTCCAGCTGACTGAACGCGCTGGGCACCTCCGGCCAGTTGGCGTCGCCGGACATGCTCTCCGGGATGTAGACGGAGATCATGTTCGTGTGGCGCTTTGTCACGCCGTCGGCGCGAAGGGTGCCTGCCAGCTGCAATTTGCAGTATCCGGCCACGGACAGCTGCTGCGCCGTCAGCACCACGCCCACGCCGCCCTCTATGGGGGACAAATCGATGACGTCGAAGTTCTCCCCGGCCCGGACCAGCAGCTGCCAGTCCCAGCCCTCCGGCGCGCCGCTGACGGTCAGCGTCCGGGAGAGATGGTCATATTGCCGGGCCAGGATCTGCCCGTCGGTTTTCAGCTCCCAATTTTCAAATACGAGCAT